GGACGAAACGTGCTGGCACGTCGATAAAAAAACAAAAATGCCAAAACCAGCACCGTCGGGAGTGGGATTTAATAAGTGCGATCTATAAGTTGGAAAAACTGCATATTAAATCAACCACCCTGAGGAGTACCTTGAAATAGGACGAAACGTGCTGGCACGTCGGTGGAAAAGATTTACAGATACAAGAATTCACACCAGCAAGGCAGATAAACGTAGTTGAGTCAATTGATAATATACTACGAACAAACTAAACACGATGTCAGGAATCAACAACCAAATGAAATTTGAGAGCCGTAAGGCTAGGCGCGAAGCAAAGAAAAGCAAAGATCAAGGTATCATCGAGCTTGAGAAATACGAATTGAAGGACTCTAAGTTCATGGGGACTAACAAGATGGGTCAATACTACGAGGAGTATGTTGCTGAGTCGATGGGACGATACCTGAAGTTGAAAGAAAGGAGAAGAAACCTTTGGGCTGTGTTGATGCCCGCAGGACACGGTAAGACGTGGCTTGCTCAAAAATATGGTTTAGTGGATGTAGATGAGTTGATCACTCTTGAAGAGCATGAAAAGTACGTCGCTATGCGCGTTGCGATACTGAATGGGATAGACACATGGTCTGGGCACAACGAACAGTGGTTCAGTAGAATGAACCAAACCCTGGATTTATTTGATTACTCAAGGCCTGTCATCCTTCTGTGCCATCATGAAGAAATTGCTCACGAGCTGGGGGCGTCGGTTCTTGGTTCAATCCTACTTGATGAGAAAACATTCGAAGCAAACATCGCCGGGAGGACTGAATTGAGCAAGAAGTTCAGCCGCAACTCATACAAGTCCTTCAAGCTATCTCGCTTCAGCAACCAGAATTTGTTACACTCTAAGAGTAACGATGATACTGAAAAGTTCTTTCTGGCCCTGATGAATTTGAACAACCTACCAGTCGCTGCTCCCTACAAATACTTGAGGATCCATAAAAATTACCATTACGCATCAGACGTACCAGATTGGATCTTGACGGGCGAGAAAGCGGGGGACGAAGATGTTGACCTAAAGTATCTCGTCAACCTACACGATAGAGGTAAAATACCAAAGGAAGCAGTTGACTACTACGTAAGAGAGTCTCACTTAGTGACGTCCTTTGACTTTGGTGCCGGCATGTGGGAATGGACAAAGGAGTTGGCACGGCTTCCACCCGTGATGAATGAGGTTAGGGAATTTGACAAAGATGGAGATTTCGGAACCATCTTCCCACCTAGAGGGCCGAAGGAAATGACAAGGGCAAACGTGACAATACGGAGATTAGTTCAGACCTTCAATATTTTTCAGCACGAGGACGCAGTGGGTATTGCAGGCGCTCATGTCGGTGAACCACATATATTTGTGGCAAGCTTACTAAGCGCATGGAAAGGATTGGTCCAATTTACGAGTGTCAGCGGGTTGGTTCTACCATGGTTTAAAGTTCATTCTATGCATTGGACATCAAGGATGAAAGATCTACACAGCTTGGTGAGAACAAACAGGTATTTTATGAATACGGAGATTAGTGAAAAAGATCGCCAGTCACTCATGTACATGGATTTACTGATAGGAAGGGCGGAATACACAGTCAATGAGATGAGTGAGATACAAAAAAGAGGTGGTGAAACTTACGAAACCAAGCATCTAGCTTATGATCCAGAACTCAAAAGATTTACTAACCGTCAATACAAAACAGACTTTGCACAATCCGTGAAACAGGCATACTCACGAATGAGATTGAATCCAAAGCGAATCAACGTACGGTCATTTGCTGAGTTCTATGAGAGGAGAAAAACATGGCTGACAAAAGGCAGTCTTGTTTACAACAATTTGGAAGCTAAACAGAAGAGATGGGAAGGCAAGATACTTGACCATGTCAATGAGATTGTACTTGAGGCAGAGGGTAGGCACAACAAACAATCTTTCTTTGAAGTGGCTGATTTGCTCGACATTGTGGCAACCACATCCGCTGAAAATTTCAACCGCACGAAGACGATGTTGAAGTACGAAGTAGGAGGAAAAGAAAGGACTCTATTACCAGGCTCATTGATGCATTTCTTAGTCTTTACATATGTACTAGTACTTGCAGAGAAGCAAGAGCAGGTAGGTAGTGTGAGGTTGAACGCGATGTCGGATGACGATATTCGATACTTTGACAAGAAGATGGGCAACGGCATCTACCATGCATTGTACGATTGGGCGGATTTCAATGAACAGCATAGTGCTGATGAAATGAGCGCAGTTATATCAGAGTTATCGGATGTCGTGGTTGGGCCAACGGATTATGCAATGTTTGTTGAGCTGATAAGTTGGTCTATGTACAATATGACACTGCAAGATAGAGACAGACGTGTTCACAAGCTGTGGCGTGGATTGTACTCTGGTTGGAGAGGTACAAGTTGGACAAATACAGTGTTAAATTTCTGCTACACATACTGTGGCCTTCTGAGCATGGAGAGGATCTATGGGAAGAGTTGCTTGCTGATGGTGGACCATGGAGGTGACGATATAGACTTGATGTTCTCCGACCCGACGATGATGCCAAAATTCATCAGAGTTATGGAGGAAATGCTGTTTAATGCGAATGCGTGGAAGCAGATGGTCGGAGAACGATCAGAATTTTTTCGTAATACTATAAGTGGATGCCGGGTATATGCTAGTCCAATGCGTGCACTTGCTAGCTTTGTGGCAGGTGATTGGGAAGGTAGCGGACGCTCGACAGTTAAGGAAAGAGTGGTATCACTACTCGACCAGATTGCGAAAATGAGGAGAAGAGGTTTAAACAATGAGATGGCAAATGGGTTTGTGATGTGCAGCATCTCCCATTGGTGCAAGATTCGAGACGGAGATGAATGGGTTAATCTACCAGGATACGTGATGCATGGTGCTACAGAATGTGGAGGCATGGGTGTTCCAGATATAAACAATGAAGTATGGTTGCTGGAAACGGCTGTCCCGGAAATAGATGCTGATTGGTTCAAGTTAATTGTGCCGGACATGAAATCGAGCAGGGATTATGTGTCTGTGGTTGCCCGTGAACTGGATAGGTTTAGCATAACAATACGAGATAGAGAAGAGATGGCAAGAAAGTTTGCAGAAGACAGTTTCGATGTTGAAAAGCAAGTGGATTACCAGCAGTACAAAAGATTACTGGATTTCAAGACATCAGTGACGGGCAAACGGAAAGTTGTGGTCGCAATGGAGGACGATGTGCTATTTGAGCAGTTTATGGAGTTCAGATTGGACGACGAGATTTACAAGAAATACGCTAAAGCGTCGCGCTACATCGAATTTGCAGGGCAGTTAGAAATGCAGGGGAAAACATTGGAGAAGGAAGAGATAGTTAACCTGATGAGTGATGGTATAGTAAGCAGCGAAGCAGTTGAATTCCAGGGTGATGTATATTACAGACGCTTGGTCCCGGAGTTCATAGCTCTGAGGATAACTTACTACTGCAGGGAAGCTATAAATAAGAAAGCATGCAGTGTCGAAGTTGCAGAAGATGCATTTCGGATACTATGTTACATGTCACAACGTGTATTCAAGCACATGATGTAAACACGTTGAAGAGGCTATGGTCTGGCGGCCAAATTCAGCCAGACCGGATGGTTACCTATAACCCCAGACAGGCATGGAATGCTGTAGAGAAAGGGTGTGGTCATCCTTTACTACTGCGTCGCGCTACATCGAATTTGC